ACCCTAAATCAGGCTAATATTATTAAAATACAAAATTTTGGATCTGCAACATATACTGATTATAATATTGTAAATAAAACAGAAAATCCAAATTATTTTCTTTATCAACTTAAAACAGGAGATTTAGATGCTTCTGGATCAGGAGTATATAGTACTGTAAATAATTATTATACCTCTGCTTCAAAAAATTCTTCCCAAGCAATAAAACTAGCGGATGCTACTAGACCTTTAAATTGGGGACAAATAGTTAATTTTACATCAAAAGCAGGAGATTCACTTAATTATTTTAGTACTTCATCTGGAGAATATACTTTCCAAGATACCCCAAACATCAACCTCTTTATTACTTCTTCTATATTCACCTCAGGTTCAGTTGGAGCTGGTCCAGGTACATTAAGTATTATGAGAAAAAGAAATGGTGTGTATGCAAGTTTAACTTCTGTAGGTAGTATTAATTTACAAACTACATCTACAACTACATTAAAACTTCAAACAACAGCATTAAAAGGAGATACAATATTTTCTAAAATAACACAACAAGTTGCAGGTTCAAACCCCTCAACATTTATTTTATCATCAAACTTTTTAGTAACCCAAAGCATTCACCCTTCTTCTTCTCAATGTGTTCCTATGTTTATGGAACCTTATGTAACCCTAAACAACTATTATAATTCGGATTTTAATCCTACTATGAATAGTATTATGGATAATAGGAAAAATACTATTTATCAAGATATTGATTATAGTCAAGGTATTGCTACTCCTGTTAATTTTAGATCTTTAATAAGTGGAAGTGCTGAAAAATTCCCTATTCCTGATTCTCATTATACTCAAAAGAGTTCTACAATTCCAAGATATGAAGGAGCAAAATCAACCTCTCAAAAATTAAACATTTGGACCCAAGGAGATACAGGTACTTATGGTGATGTTCCATCAGTAGATCTTTTAAAAACTAAAATAGTATATGCTGATTGGATTGGAGGATACCCCCCAGAACATATGAATGCATCTGGAGTTCATGTTCAATATTTAATTGATGAAAATGGTTCAATCAAAATCCCAAACACATCAGAAAATTCATTAGAGGATGTTCAACAAAATTTTGAATCAAAAAATAAATTAATTGTAAATTCAACAACAATTGGTACTGGAGAAGCTACTCCATTAAGAGATATTATTAGAGGAGGATCTAGAATAGAACCAATATTATATACTCAATATGGTCATTCCCCTGCATTATGGAATGTAACAGCATCTTTTAGTGGTGATTTTGTTACTGATTTATCAACAATAAATTCTTATGAAGTAACAGCAAGACCATCAGTAGGACTCCCTATTATACCCAGAAATACTTATACTAAATTAGATTTTAATACCATAATTTTTGAAGGGGGTGGTGCTTCATTTTCAAATAGTGAATTTATAGTTACTCAAGCTATGCTTGATGAAAATGTCAGTATTACTGTAAATGCGAATGTACAAGCGATGATAAAAGAAGGAGCTTTAGGTGCTCAAACATTTACGATATATGCTAAATTAGTAAAAGAGAGAGGAGGAGTAGTTTCCGATTTAGGTGGTTTTCTATTAAATTCATATGATTTAACTACAGGAACAACAGGAGCTAATTTATATATTTCTATAAATAGACCACAATATAATGTTAATACTGCTGTTTTTAGACCTAATAATGAAGTAACATTTCCTTTATCTGCTACTTTAGGTGTTCAAAGTTTACAAGCAGGAGATAAAATATATATTCAAGGTAAACACCAAGTTTCTACCCCTAATACAGGTGTAACTGGAGGGGATGTTCGATTTATACAAGGAACATCAAAATTATTGATTAACCAAAACCCAATCCCATCAGGAAATGCAGTTTCTTCATCTGGTACCAATACAATATGGGGTTATCCAACAAATAATTTAATAGCTATAACAGCTTCTAATCCTGTATTAAATCAATTTTATGGAAGAGGATATAAAATGAATAATACAAAAGGATATGTTACTGGATCTGGATTTGGGACTGTTTCTTTAGATTGGGAGTTAAAAATAGGAGATGAATTTAGATTTGAAGGAAATGAAAGTAATACATTTATGGTTAAAAAAGTTTATGGTCCATCAGAATCAGATGATTCAAGAATTTCCCAAACAGGTTCTTTAGAAGTCCAATTTAATAATTCTCTCCCCTCAGCTTCTATAAATTTAGACCATTTTTTAATTAGAAGATACGTACCAGATGCTAGTCAAATAATTATAAAAGGATTTAAACCTACAAATGCTGTAGGGCCATATATAATAAAACCAGAATATGTAACATCTAAATTAAATAAAGGAGTAGACGATTATATCTTAAATCTTACTAATAAAGGTTTGATCTAGCGATATTTATTAGTATATTACTATACAAATAACAAAAACAAATGGGATATTTAAATAACCAAGTAATAACAGTTGATGCTATCTTAACTAAAAAAGGTAGAGAATTGTTAGCAAAAAATGATGGTTCTTTTAGAATTACACAATTTGCATTAGCAGATGATGAAATAGATTACACATTATACAACCCATCACACCCTTCAGGGTCTACATTTTATGGGGAAGCTATTGAAAATATGCCTTTATTAGAGGCTTTTCCTATAGAAAGTCAAATAATGAAATATAAGTTAGCAACACTCCCTAGAGGAACAGCTAAATTACCTGTTTTAGATTTAGGATATTCTGCAATAACATTAAATCAAGGAGCATCAATTTCTATTACACCTCAAACATTAAACTATTTAGGAAATAATCAAGGTTTTGAAACTAGTGGATATTCATGTACTGTTTCTGATATAAGATTATTAAACACATTTAATGGATTAGGTATTGAATCAACAGCTGCAACACAAGCAAATGCAGAAGCTACTAGTGCTTTAAATTCAAACGTAGGAACAGATGTTTCCAATACAGTAATAGGTACACAATTTAGTCTAAGGGGTACTACTATTAATACATTATTTGCTCCTACAAATACATCTATTAATGGTACTATAACATTTGTAGGGTTGGATAGTGGTGCTAGATTAACTATTCCTTTAACTATTAATTATACAACATAAAAAATAAAATATGTCATTTAAACCATTAGAAGCTGATGATTTTGTAATTGCTAATGATTCAATTACCTCTACATTATGGTCAGATAACATTCCTACTTTATCAACTTTTTTCACAAATTCTATTCAAGAAAATTCTTCGGCAGGGGTTTATTATTTATCTACATATAATACTTCTTCAACTGATCAACAAGTCCAATTCGATATAGCTTATTGTGATGCTAAAGGAAGTGGAAGTGCATTATATAATAACTCAGTACCTAAATACTCTCCAACATGTACTTTGTATGGTCAATACAGAACATTAATATTAGAAGATGAAAATTTAAATTTTATTTTTGGATCATCTGCAGCTTCAGGAATTGATGCTTGTGGTAATACTATTACTAGTAGTACAGCAGTTATAAGTGATAATTTTTGGATTATTAATGTAGAAAGAGCTAGATATAAACAATCTTTTTTCCCTGGATCTTTAAATCTTTCCCTCTCAGGAAGTGGTGGGTTGATAAAACTTACAGATAACTCACAAGATATTACAAATGTTCCATTTATAGGATCTACAAGAGCATACCAAATAGTTTCAGGTTCTAATGGTTCTGGTATTTCAGCTAATGGAGGATATACAACTGATAAAGGTTCATATGGCATAATGTTCCCAGATTTAGGCTTAATAATGTTAAATCCTTTAGCTATAAGTCATTCAATTGGTTTAATTCCTAGTAGATCTAATGACTCTGCAGGATTTAATAATAGAAAATTATTTAATTCACTTAATTTAGGTGCTTCATTTGGATTAAATTCCCAAGAAACAATTTCATCAGATTATGTCTTTGTTAGAGCAAGAAATAGTGAATTTAATTACTCTGAAAATCCTAGTTTTATTTCGGGATCTACAGGTGAAGTTATTTATTCTCAATTTATAAATGCACCACAAACATATATTACAACTGTTGGGATGTATAATGATATGAATGAACTTGTAGCTGTTGCTAAAATGTCAAGACCATTATTAAAAGATTTTACCAAAGAAGCTCTTGTTAGAGTTAAATTAGATTTTTAGGATGAATGAGTGTTTACAAACCATTTACTACAGCAGATTTAATAGTTACTCCTTTTGAAGTAAACAAATCCTTTTCATTTAAAGGTGAAGACTTTATTAATTCTAATATTGGTATTGAAAAATATATTGGAACAAACATCCAAGATGTACTATGGGTCTCTGGATCTAATAATACAGGTCAATTAATATTAAATAACCAACAGTTAGTATATAATTCAATAAAACAATTATATTATTCTAATTATTTACTTTCTCCTTCGGGGTCACCGGCTTCCACAGCTTCTTTTACCCCAACCCCATTTATTCCTGATTTTGAAACTGCAATTTCAAGAAATGTTTTAACAGGTAAAGGAAATACAACAAATTATTATAATTATTTAAGTAGTACAATAAATATTAATAGAACATTCCCCACAGAATCTAATGCTAAAATAGGAGTTATTTCTATCCCATCTAATCTGTTTGGAGAATATCTAAAACCAGGTAGTTTTACTATTAATACCAAATCAGGATCTATAACAGATGATACTGAAGGTAATCTACTCTATAATAGCTCAGGATATTCAGCTTCTAAAGTCCATGTAGGAAATATAATTTATGAACATGGAATGTCTATAATAATTTCCAAATCAATGGGTTCATATGGAGATGAATTTTTTAATATGTTTAATAGTTCTTCTTTTTTAACTTGTTCTTTTCAAAGTAATATTACAATATTTGAATCTCAATATAAATGTACTGCTAGATCTGATGAATTTTTATTCTCTCAAAACCCTTCTCTACTTTCAGGAAGCAACCCATGCCCTAAAAATATAACTAGTACATTATATGACTTTGCAACTGGTTCATATTTTACTCCTTATGTTACTACAGTAGGATTATATAATAATAATAAAGAATTAGTAGCAGTTGGTAAATTAGCACAACCACTTGATATGTCTGACACAACAGATACAACTATATTAATAAATTTAGATTTATAAAAATGTCCCCCTGGATTTACGATAATCAAGAAATGTTAGACATTTCTCAATTCCCTAAAAATACATTTGGTTTTGTTTATAGAATTAATCATATTCCAACTGATAAATCTTATATTGGTAAAAAGGTTTTATTTCATAACCGTAAAACTAAATTAGGTAAAAAAGAACTAGCTCAATATGAGGGTTTAGTTGGTAGAAAACCTTCATTTAAAATGGTTACTAAAGAATCAAATTGGAAAAAATATCATGGTTCAAATAAATCATTATTAGAATTAATAAAAACAGAACCATTAGAAAATTTTAAAAGAGATATTTTAATTCTTGCTCCAACTAAAAAACTATTAACATATCAAGAAACAAAGTTTTTATTTGTTTTTAGAGTATTAGAAGAACCTGAAATGTATTTTAACGATAATATTCAAGGTAAGTTTTTTAGAAAAGACTTTGATATCTAATAAATTTTTTATATATTAACTATGTGATTAATGAATTATTAGTTAACTTGGTTAATTCTGTTTTAGGAACAGGAAAAAGAACTGCTAGGGGTAACCAAGCATATACTTGTCCTTTTTGTAATCATCATAAACCCAAATTAGAAGTTAATTTTACTGAAAATAAAAAAGGACATAATCCTTGGCAATGTTGGGTTTGTGGAAAAAAAGGTAAAACAATAGGAAGTTTATTTAAACAATTGAAACAACCATCTCAAATGTTTCAAAAATTAAATAAATTAGTAAAAAATGTTTCTGTAGATAATAATATTCAATCTACTATTGAAATTTTAGAATTACCTAAAGAATTTAAATCATTATTAAATAATCAAGATATTATAGCAAGACATGCATTAGCATATCTTAAAAAAAGAAATATCACTAAACAAGATATTTTAAAATACAATATTGGATATTGCGATTCAGGACGTTATATGAATATGGTTGTTATTCCTTCATATAATAGTAATGGTGAATTAAATTATTTTACCGCGAGATCATTTGAGAAAGATCCTTACATAAAATACCGCAACCCTGAAGCGTCTCGCGATATTGTGCCGTTTGAATTGTTTATTAATTGGGATTTACCTATCATATTATGTGAAGGTCCATTTGATGCTATGGCAATAAAAAGAAATGTAATACCGTTATTTGGAAAAAATATTCAACCTGCATTAATGAAAAAAATAGTTGAATCTAAAGTAAAAAAAATATATATTGCTTTAGATGATGATGCTATGGAACAAGCATTTAAATTTTGTGATATATTATTAAATGTAGGAAAAGAAGTTTATTTAGTAGAAT